AACCATCAGAAACATACACATAGGCTCCGGTGCTTTTAGCAGCCGCCAGGGCGTTTGTCACCGTAATGGTATTGGCCCCTACCGCTGTAACAGCTCCCAGGTCTTCACCCTCTGACCCATCGGCTTCCTGGATACTGACCACTTGGCCTACGCTGAAAATCGCCGGATCAGTCACAGACAGTTCAGTCTGCCCAATAGCTTCATCTGCGCTCAAGCTGCTGCGCCGCACCGGGGCATATTGCCCGTCACTGCGTTTGCCCATTACCGTTCCGGCCAGCAGGTCCCCCTGGCCCGGAGCTACTACTACCGATACAATCGGACCGGCATGGCCCAAGACGGCCACGATTTTGCGGTCCTGATATGATTCCACCGTGGTTATTCCAGGGTTCATCACCATGTTAAAACTCCTCCCTATAGTTCCTATAGCACATAAGTGCCATCTTCGTTCACTTTGCCGCCCATGGCCAGTACGTCCTCATCCGCCAGTTTTTTGAGCGCTTCAGGCGAATCCGCGAGCGGCTCCTGGCGTCCTATCTGCGCCATTTTGATGCGGTGCTCTTCAGGTAGGGCTTCCAGCGCGGCATAAACCTGCTCCGCCAGGCTGATCTCCTTGCCATCTGCCAGCTTGATCATGGTAGTGCCTGCCGTCGGGGCCGTCAGCAGGATGGCCTTGGCCTGTTCGCACATGGCCGGGGGGATCCCTTTCGCCACGAGAGCTTCCAGACGGCTTTCCACCTGTGCAGTCCAGGCTGCATTCTCAGCGGCCATGATTCGAGCCTCAGTAAGCTTCAACTGTTCCTGGGTCTGGGTGAGCTGCGTTTTTACAGTCTCCACTTCGCTCAGCTTGGTGCGGTCTTCGTCTGTCAGGGCAGCAGTGCCGGGAACGGCGGTCTTCAGCTTTTCCACAAAACTGTTTAAAACATCGGAAAACTTCTTGATCAGGGCGTTTTCATCCACTTGTTTTTCCTCCTTCTCAAACTCGCAATCCAGGTATAGTTCGTCCGGATTTTCCGCCAGGGCCACCGTATCCGGCAGCCGGGTCAAAAAAGGCTCATTGGTCAGGCCAATTGCCATCAGGGTGGGACCTGTCTGTTTACCAGTTTCCTTATTGGTATAGTGCTCCTGGTACTCCGGGCTGGCGAAGCGGTACCGCTTTTCCCGGATCGCCTTCACAATATCCTCTCCGGTTGGATGCGCCAGGGCGTACAGCACCGGACCTTCCTGGACAATGTCATGTATCCAGGCTTCTGCGGGCGTATCGCCGAAAGTTGCGGCATTATCCCGGGTATGCCCCAGCCGGATATACGGCGGGCGGCCTAAAACATTCTTGCGAAAATTCTCTATAATGGTATTAAACTTCTCCTGGGTGCCTTCCAGTTCTCCATAAACGGGATGCTTCCATCTGCCCAGTCGAAAAAAAGGCACCTTTATCGTCTGTTCCTCCACCGGCTTTAACCTCCTTTTCTAATCCACTTAATTCCTAATAAATCCCCGTTAGTAACCGTTACTAACCAACAGGTAATAGTTCTCTATCGGGCAGCATCTTTTTTCCCGTGTCGGGCCTCACAGAGCCCGGGAAATTTACGGCCAACGTCAAGAAATGCCGTTGCCATGAGTGTTACTAAGCTGCCCGCCACCCTGGGGGGAGGGGAGCCACATGCTTCCACTCCAAGTTTTTAGCGACAATCAGTTCCGGCTGATAAATGGAATAAACCGGATCTAATACCGACCGGCACCGCCCGTGCAGGGGCGGTGTGTTCGCCCCCAGGTTGGAGTCGTCCATCCGCATCAGCAGTCCGTGACGGCTGTTGCAGATCTGAGAAGTCCTGGCATCCCGGATGGCGGAGAACCGTACATAATCCACCTGGTTTTCCCGGTACCCCGCCAAGCGGCCCCGGTTGTAGCTGTAGGTCGTTTCCGTGGTGGTGATCAGCGACGCCCGCTCCTCAGTGCTGTTCAGCAACGCTTCCACCGCCTCCTCGGCTTCCGGGCGGGTGCTGGAAGCCGCCAGGAAATTGTTCATGATCCGCTTTACCTGGGCCAGCAGACTGCCGTCCACATCCCCGGCCAGAGCCACCGAACGGGCTTCCATAGCCCGTATGGCCTTCTCCGGGATCACCCGGGGATCCTCATTATAGTCAAACTCAAATCCGGGATACTCGGCCAGCTTGCGGCCGTACTGCCGGTGCAGATCTTCTACCAGCAGTTGGGCATGGGCCTGCCCCGCCATCAGCATCTCCACCGCATGGTTAGCCAGGAGCCTAGCCAGGGCTCCCGCATTAATCGTGATCGGGACCGGAGCCTGCTCCAATGCCCGGGGACCGCCTATCTTCTGCAGGCGCTCATACTCCCGCCAGGGGATAGTTTTAAATGTTTGCTGTATCCATCTGTCCCACCGGGCCAGCGCGCGCTTTTCCGCTTCATCCAATTGTTTGTAAAGCTTTTGCTGATCCATTTAGTCCTCCTCCTGGTTGGCCCGCAGATAATGGCCATAGGCATCTTTTGCCACAACCTCGGTGGTTGGCTGTCTGTCAGGAAGGCCTATTTTATTCCGGGCATATTTAAAATCCTCTTCGACGGTTGCATCCATATATCCGGCATTGGTCAGATTCAGAAACATCTCGGATAGAATCTTCAGTTCCTCTTCGCCGGGTTGTCTGCTCTGAAAATCGCCCCAATTTTTCTGCGGTCCAAAATTGTATGTGACCAGCCGGCTGATAAGCTGATCCAGTAAAACCTCTTTCAGTTGATTAAACAAACTCTGGGCCATCAATATAAATCCGTCAAAATGGGATTTACCCAATGCCAGACTGCCGGATCTGCTTCCCTCATCAAAGACGAGGGAAGGAACCAAAAGCCCCCGGGAGAGCATTTTATTGAGATAACTGATGGCTTTATCGAACGCCTCGCCAACACCGGTTCCGCCTGAAGCCAGGGTTTCAATTTTGGGGAGCTTTCCGGTATCGTCTTTGGTCGAAAACGCCAGAGCCGTACCGCTTTGCAGATTACTTAAAACTCGGATAGCATAATCCAGTTGACTGATCTCTTCGTTGCTCTCTGGATTTTTGATCGTGCCGTCCTGCACAGTAGCCGCCAGAATCGGCGTGCCGAACTTATCCAGAGCCCGCGCCCACATCTTGAGGAAAGCATCTTTGAGCAGCCAGTTTTTTCTTAAAGGTTTAAAGGCACTCTTTCCGTAGTAATTGTTAAAACGTTTTCTGTAGGTAAAGACGACGCTTTTCTCAGCCGGGATAAAAACACCTAAAGGCTGCAGCTCGTTGACCTGTTTGATATCCTTAAGCCTGCCCCGCTCATTCACATGGAATTCAACCCCATAGGGGTGATAGGTGGCCAGGTAATCCAAGACCAGTTTTTGCCGGTCAGCTTTCCAGATGATCTCCGTGGCGGAATATCCGGCCCATACAGCTGAGAGAATATCTTCACAGGCTAGGGTAATGCTGCCGTCCATACCTTCGAAAACGTCATGGACAAAGGTTTCTATCTTTTCATCCGGATGGGTATATTCACCCAGAAAAGTAATTACAGCGAGGGTCAAGAAATAGAAGGATGCAGCTACGGTCTCATCCGTATCCAGCATGCGCTCGAACTCCAACACCAGGGTACCGTCCGGATTTAAAATTGCTCCGTCAAACAAGTTGAAAGTGCTTTGCAGTTGACTTCCTATCTGCCCGACTTCCGGGGTGTATATCGCTGCCATGATGATCCTCCGTTTACCAATCTATATCTGCCGCTATATTGCGGCCTACAACCTTACCGCCGGTAATTCCGCCTTTTTCTTTACGGCCGCCGCTCAAGAAGTCCAGCGCCAGCCGAGCCGAGTTGATGGCCATGCCGAAGTGGTTTTCCACGTTCTTCTTGTAGCTGATGCGCTTCTGGCCGTCAGCTCCCATGCTTTCTTCTTTCATCAATTTTTTAAGATGTCGCTTGATCTCATCCAGGGTTTTCTCCTCCTCAGTATCACGAGGTTTAAAGAGCAAGGCCTGGGGAGGATTAAGCGCGAACAGGGCAGTGGTTTCATCAAGAGATTCATCCCGATCCACTTGTATCACTCTGACCTCTTTTTCATCCTCGCCTTCGGTGCTTTCTTTGTAATTGGCCTTAAAATACTGGATAAAGCCCACTGCATTCTCCAAAACCCTTACTACCCGTTTAGATTCCGTCTTGTAAGGCATGGCGTCTATGATCAAGCAGCCCACATTATATGCTGCTTCCCAAGCGGGAATCCTCTCTACAAGTGTCTCCACATCCACATGCCAGGCGGCTATGATCCTGAATCCTTCACCCAGCGGAGCCAAAACCGCTATATGCGCCCGGTCGCCCATATCTATTCCAATCCCGCACGGTTCTTCCGAACGATCCTGAAAATAGTAGTCGCTGGCAGCCTCAACGATCTCCAAAACTTTGGAGCCTATCGGCTGCATATTGCCGCTGTCCGCTATTCCTAAAGCACTACGGCGCACCCGGGCCACTTTGTTGGGCTTGCCCTGGGCCTTTACCCAGCGATCCCAGATTAAATCAATACGCGCTTCCCGTATGGCCAACTGCGGCACCCGGTACCCACGCAATACACGCTCCGGATGTTCGGCTATCCAGCGGCCATTATCCACGTTTAAGGGCTTGCCGCATTTGAGGCAGTATATAAAGACCTTGCCGCCTTGCCGCCTGTCATCCCGGATATTGTCCGGGAACTCTTCCTCCGTTACCGACTCCCGGCCGCAGTTTTCGCAGCGCACCGTCCACTTGTGCATATCGCTTTCCCGGTACAGCTCGTCAATACCATCTTCTTCATAGATAGGAGTGCTGAAATACCTCTGCCAGCCCAGTTTAGAGGCTAGTATCCTGTCCTGGGCCAAATCCATGTTTTCCCGGTTTATCAGGGCTACTTCGTCAAACAGGACCTCATCGGCCGGAATGCTGATAGCGCCGGTTTTGCTGACCAGACCTAACATATAGAAGAAATGGGTCCCGATCTGCTTCAGTCCCGCCTGGTCAGTGCCCAGCAGCCTGGAATTCAAATACTTGCTGCGGGCCACATAAGGATCAAAACGGGTCTGACCGAAACGGTTGGCCATCTTGTCAGTGGGTAGATAATAAATCAGGTTGGCCTCCTGCATGTCTACCATGTAAAAGGAGTGGGCCAGGAATAACGTACTGAAACCGGTCTGCGCGCCTTTTGTAATCGTCACATGCGGATGCGAGAATATAGCCTCCACGATATCCGCCATAAAGGCCCGGCTGTTCACCAGGTAAGGGGAACGATCATCCAGGACTATATGACGGCGGCAGTATTCTTCAAAGCTTATTCCCGCCTGGCTGGTTCCCACCAAATCCTGTACCAGTCCCATTTAACCCTCCATCATGCGGTCCGCTACCCGGTCCGCCACTTCTATCAGCCTTTGCATCAGCTCCGGCTCATGGCCGGATAACTCTGCTTTAATCTCTGTCTTAAATGCCTCCAGAGCCACTTTGGCCCGTTTCTCAATGTCTGCTCTTACCCGTTCCTTATATACTTTGGTTCGGGACAGAGATACTATCAGGCGTCCGGCCTCGGCCAGATCCATCTGGTCAAACTCTTCCTGTGCTGTGGCTATTTTCTCAGTCAAGGAAGTGATCAACATCCGCATAGATGCCTCTGTATAGTCCACATCCGGATCATCTTTGACCGCATTCACGAGCAGCCGGGTTTGCTCCTGTACTTCGTTCAGGCGTTGGGCCACTGCGTTCTGGCGCAGAGCGTACCGGCCAACCGCCGATTTGGAAATGTCGTATCCTTCATTCCGGAGATATTCGGATATTTCCAGATACGTATTGGCGGTGTCCATAAGCATCAGCCTGACCATGTCCTTCTGGGCTTGCGGCAGATCATCAATCTTGCAGCGTATGCGGTTGCGTTTTCTCTTTCCCTCGCCCTCACCCATTTATATATCCACTCCCGGATCTTCAATGGTCCCTTCTACCAGGTCTACACCATCCCGAGTCAGCTTAATTACCGCATCTTTGCGGTATGCATTGTACGCATTTACGGTTTTATCGGTAAAGCATACATACCCGGCTTCCGTCAGATAATCCAGATGCTTTGATATATCAGGAGAGACAATCATACCATCCGCAACCAGGGCATTAGTAATCTGCCGAAGTAAAAGGGAATTCTGGTGCCCTTTCACCAGAGACCGGATGATATACCCTCTGATTGCCTTGTTTTGCCTGACTTCCAGTTCCTGCAGATCGTCCACCATTATTCCCCCTTGCTTTTAATCTCCAGTAACTTATCAATTTTGCCGTCGATATTATTCATCTTGCTGTCCACGTTATTGAGGGTGCGTATAAAATCCTCCCTAAGCACATAGATAAACGGCAGGTCACTTTTCAAATCATTAAGTTCTGCCTTAACTTCCTTGATATCCCCAGCGTTTTGCTTGATGCCTTCCTTAAGCTCTGTCAGAGTACCTTTAAAAAAGTAACCAACCACGGCAATTACCAATGTGGTAATGGTCTGTAATATCCATGTCAGCTCCATGCATCCAACTCCTTAGCCCCCAATTAAGGCGACACTATTCACTGAGGACTTTGTCATCCTCTATTGTTTCTGCCCATGCATCAGTAAAATTTTCCTTCAGTGAGCGCAACGAGGACTCTATTAAAGCCCTTATTTCCTGCTCTGATACCTTAAGACCCCGGGCGTTGGCATGGTACGATAAATACCGTGCAGCAGCATTGTACTTTTCCTTTCCGCCTAAATCCCGATATGCTTGTTCCGCGAAACGAACCGCCATGACCCCCAGGTCTTGCTTGGCACTGAGTTCACGCTCAATAGCCGCCATCTTTTCCACGCCCAGTTTCCGCCGCAAAAGTTCAACTGCCATCGCAGCCAGAGCAGGAATAATAATTGCCAGTAAATTCGTAGCTAACCCTACTAAGCCGTTTTCAACCATTTTCTCACCACTTTCAAAATATTTATCGCTACTGCCAGTACGAACCATTTGGTAGCCGTATCGTCCGGATTATGCTCGCCGGATATAAGTCCTTCCTGCTTGGCCTGAGCTAATAAATCCAACTTCCATTGATCTGCCACTGGTTTTGCCTCCTTTTTGATCCCGAAGTAATCTAAAACTCCGTTTGCTATTGCCTGAGCAGCCGCAACCTGAAAAGCGTCTGTTTTCAGCATAGCTTCTTCCTGGGGATTACTAATAAAAGCGGTCTCCACAAGAACTGCTGGCATTGTGGTGTTACGCAGAACATAGAAATTGACTTCTTTATCGCTGTCGCCGTCGCTCATATCCTTCCGGATTGCCATCAAGGGGACTTCTTCTGTCCAGGCCTGGACAATATTATCTGCCAGTTTGTCCGCCCGGCCTTGGCCCGGTGTAGTGTATATCTCCATACCTTGGGCAGAAGGATTTACAGAAGAATTGCAGTGAACGGAAACAAATATATCCGCTCCCGAACGGTTTGCTATTTGCGTCCTCGCAGCCAGGTCCTGGTTCACATTTGCTGGCCAGGAAACCATGTCGCTGGTTCTGGTATAGGATACTTCTACCCCCGCAGCCTTCAACAGCTCCCCGGTTTTCAATGCTATCGCAAGCGCCACATCTTTTTCCCTGAGTCCTGTAGGTCCCACCGCCCCGGGATCGTATCCACCATGCCCAGGATCTATACAAACCTTTGCCACCCTCAAAATCCTCCTCTCCTGGTAAAAAAATAGAGTAAGGTTACTAACCTCACTCTAAACCATAAACTGGTATAAATAGATTTAGAAAATTACTTTTCAGAACAATGTCCCCTGGTTGTCGTCCGGGATCATATCCTGCAATATCTGCCGAACCCAGACCTCCGTTAAATTGTATTTTATCGCTAACTCAGTGACATTTCCTCCGTCAAACTCTTCTCGTATCTTCGAATTCCTAATCATCTTTATGATGCCGTCCAGTTTAGGGAAATACACCGTAGTCCCCTGGAATAGTTCTGCCAGCGAAATAATATTCGCTATGCCTATAATACCGCACAGCTTTCTGTAGGGCTCCGGAAGCATATCGGCAGTTATATCATCAATCCAAGGCTGCTGTTCCATCATCACCACCTCCTGCTTTAGTTTGTTTAACCAGAGATTTAAGCCCTTCAATAACCCGCCAGGCCTGCTCCTTGGTAAGCCATTCCGGCTTATCCACCCCGGCATACTTCTTACAGAATCCCGGCAGCCGTTTGGGATTATCCCAGCCCAGCTGCCGGGCCAGCTGATTTATTTTATAGAGCTGCTTGTCAGTAACCAGCGGAACCTTTCGCCCGCTAGGCAACTGTATATTGCGGCCTCTTCCTTTACGTTCTTCCAGATAATCTATTAAAGCGCCTGCTTGGATCAGGGTCAAATCAGATATATGCTGTTTACTAAATCTTTTTTCAACCAGAGCGTGCAGCAGATCATTATCTATTCCGATTTCCCGGGCAACTGCGTATATCTTTTTCTTTTGTTGTACAGTAACCGGTTTTCTCTGAGCCATTGCTTTCTCCCTTTCTGCCAGCATAGGGGCTTTACCGTCTTGGCTATCAGCGTGTTTTCCGATATCCGGGTCAGATATACTACGAAAGGCGCTCCTATTAGTTTGGTTTCATATTCATGCTGTGACAGTTGCCTTAACCCATTTTTTCTTATACTCTTCTCCAGCCACCTGCGCTGGCCAGCCGGGGGAGCCTGGCCAACTCGCTCGTGGTAGCGTGCCCGGAAGTGCCGACTGAGGATTACCGCATCTATGGCAGCCACCGCCAATATAATGCCGCCGCCAGGGCAGCGGTGAAATATCCCCCGGTAAATCCCACTATGCCCCATACCCATCCCGGCACGCCGCCTTTACGGGACAGGGGGCCGCTATCCGGATCGACTTCAAACAGCCTTTTGCCGATCCACTCTTCCATCTCGCTGCGCCTGGGCATGGGCAACCCTCCCTAAAATCCTGACAATCAAGTCGGCCAGGAGATCTATCATTTCGTTCCGGCTGCTGTCCATCCCAATAACAATCTGAGCGACTGATGCCAAGGATAGCTCCAGTTTTTCTATCCGGCCCTGTACCGGGGCCAGGCAGAAGTCAATCATCTTTTTTAGGGTTTCGTGATCAGACTTTCCTTTATTCTCATCCTGCTCTGGAGTTACGGTATATGGTATAGGGACATTATCCTTATCTGAGAACCCTTCCCGGCTATCCGTTTTCACCGGTGGCTGCACCGTCTGTACGCCAGTAGCAGTCTCTACTATTATTCCCTCAGCTTTAAGCCACCGCTTAACAGTTGCACCGGAAACATTATATTTCTTTCCCATCCGGGATAGGGTATACTTGCTTTCCTCCCAGGCGGCCAGCAGCTCATCGGCGGGGGGAACTTCCTTCATAGGTTTTAATCCCGAGGCGGGAATGATTCCGGCCTTGCGCAGCCACTTGCTCATAGTTGCAGCCGATACCGGCGGCTCATTCATCTGGGCCGCCCGTGATATATTGCCGTCAGCCTTCTTAAAAAGCTCTCTCAGCTCGTTTGCCGCTGGCATTTCCAGCTTCTTAGTGCTCCCCATGCTATCCTCTCCTTTGATAATTTTTGTGATTTTCACATCCCCGGTAATCAGGTCTACTTTTAAAATGGTATCCCGGTACCGGGGCAGCGATATAACCGCCAGCTTATCGGTCAGGTCCACCACTTTACCTTCCTTGGTCCTTGCCTTGGCAGGGCCTATGCGCACCTGGTATGTAATTTCATCCCCAACTGATACTGGCCAGTCCATAAATCCTCCACCTATCTTTCCGGGTCGGTTTCGTATTCGATGCCGATTTTCAGGGTCTCCTCAACAATCACAGCCAGCTTCAAATTCTTCAGGGCAGTTTCAAACTCCGGAGTACCTTCCGGGTATCCGGCAACTTCCAGCAGCCGGACAATTTTTTCATAGGCAATGGACTCGGCAATAAAGTAGACCCAATATTCGATATCCTTCGGAGCCATCCCTATGCTGGCCAATGTCTTTGCATCCCTTTCGGGATCGCCCTTGAGTTTCTTCTTCAGCAACCTGGCGGTGACTTCATCCACATCCATCTGTGCTATCACGTCATCCAGCTTCTGTTCTATATAACTGCCGGTGCACAGGGGAGCCATCATCTTTTTAAAGGGGTCGGTCATTTTATAGCTGGGTTCCTCTTCCTTTACAAAATCACCGGTAACATCACCGAGCACCGACCGCAGAAATGAAACAGATGCCATTTTAACCGTCTCGGCAGTGGTTGCGATGGCAATATTGTTATCAGTGCCAAAATACTTGACCGTTTTAACTTTAGAGTTTCCAATCGCTTCGACCGCGCTTTTCTGCAGTTGAGCCTTTATCTTCTCAATTTCTTTCCGGGCCTCTTTGCCCAGCTGGTCCCACTTAGCGTAATCATCCACAAGTTGCTTTATATCAGCGGTCATTGATCAGCCCTCCCAACGCCTCAATGCATCCCTTGCAAAAGGCTTTTCCCCCATAGTTCACAATTTCATTTTCCGATCGGCAGATGAAGCACCGGTCGATGTGAGTGCTGATTATAACCTTGTCCCCCTCAACCTCAATATCTACCGCATCGCCTGGCATTAGATTAACGTCTCTTCTTAGATCGGCGGGGATGGTCAATCCCCCGGCTTTGGTTATTTTTTTAGATTTCATTTTGCCCTCCTTTTAGGTCCCCAAATTAAACAGGCCCGCGACTCAGGGGCGTGAACCTTACGATCTCCCTCGCATTTTAATATAGGTAACCCCTTCTTAATATCAAAGAAACTATGGACACAATTACCGCAATTCTCCGGTTGCGTTCTTACTGTCTCTTCCGTCATCTACTTACCGCCTCCTTTTTTCGCGCTCATAAATTCTTTACAGGCAAAACAACCTTTGTCCAATAGTCCTCTATAGGATAGTTTGTTTTCTCTTCCGCGCTGAGGGACTCCATATATTTCCGGCTCTCTATCGCTATCTTAAGCATTTTCAGGATACCAACTTGTTCGGCTGTGACCGTATGCATATCCGTGGGTGCCATACAGGCAATTGCCTGGTGTATGTACAGCGTAGATTCGCAAACACTCATTTCCTCAAACTCTGCCAGCACTTCTTTGGCAAACTTTTTACGATTTAGCCTGGGCTTGTCCGGCGGCAGGAGGCCCTGCTCCTGCAATTCCTTTTTAATCTGTTTACGCGATGTCTTCTCCCGTTGTGTGAGGCGCTTTTTGATCGTCATATCAACCCTCCTTCACATCTTCTTTAGAATGCGCAACTATACCGTTTTGAAATGCCACCCGGTTGTACTTACTACCAAAACTTCCCTTTGCTTTCCGGCATAGTATTTTTTCCTTATTTCTTCCTTCGTCAACGGCTTGATATAATGGTATTTCTTGCATCCGTCACATAATTCACCAATTGTATTAGCTTGGCGGTAAGATGGTCCACCTTTTTCAGCAGAAGCAAAGCACTGAAAGTAATAATCCTTGCTTTCGTTGGGCTTTCCACGCGTACTAACAGGGCGATCACCATAATATATAGGCACGATATCGAAGCACATATTTTTCACCCTATCCACTCTTCTGCCTCCTTACGCCGCAGTTATAACAGAATGCGCAACTACTGTCTGTTATTCAACATCGTCCCCAAGTCAAAGAGTAACGACCAGAAATGCTTATATTCACCCTCGTTGGAATAACCCGGCCCATAGGTGTATGTCCTTGGATGCCTTAGATTGTGACCCTGGTATTTTATATACCGCCGGGCTTCTTCGAGGATAAAGAACACAGCTACAGTGTCGTAATAATACCCAATACTCACTTTGAGATAATCCTTGTCCTCAATGCCATAAGCCTCCAGGTAGTCAGCCTCTTCCATGATTACCTGTTCCTCACCGTGGATATCAATAAACCGGTCAGCAGCATAAGCATCATCAAAACTTACGATAGCGATAGGGCAAGCCCCATACTGGTATTTTGCATTGATCAATTCTTCAGCTGATTCATAGGCATTTTCCGGATCGTCGCAAAACCTATATTCCGTTCTATCGACGTTGTCATAATCGGGATCAATAACCCTTTCCCGTCTTGTTTGCACAAGATGGATCGGGTAACTTGTCGCCAAGTTTTGATCCGACCCCGGGTAATGATTGGCGGCAAATCGTTTTAAAAATTCAACTTGACCGTCGGTAAGATCAACCGTTATCTTCATAAGTTTTTAGCCCTCCTTACCTCCTTGGCAGCAACCTACTTACCTACGATCTCCATGGTTGCTAGTACTGCCCTTAATAAATCTGGAGAAATATTGTACCGCTTAGCAGTTATGCATATTGCTTGTTCCTGCACAAAGCCCTGCATTGCTTTTTCTTTCTTCCGGGCCATTTTCTCTTTTCTCAGTCTTTTGGCTTTACCCATTTCCCGTAGCCTCCTGTCGACTGAGCCGGAAAAGATAGTTCAACCTCATGTCGGCGGCCTGAAGCTCATATACGGCTGCGTCTACCAGTTCAGGCTCAAGAGCGCCCTGTAGGTTCTCCTCAGCATGCGCCCGGGCGGAGATAGCCTCCTTGATATCTTGGGCAATCCTGCAGTGCTCCTGCTTCTTTATCAATTTCATGCGCTCACCTCAACAATCTTAATTCCCATAAAACTAGCCGCCCGGAGAACACCCAGGCGGGTCCTGTTTAACCGTTGCCTAATCTCATCACAGCTAAGCCCTTCTTTAACCATAGCCTTAAGCTTCTTCTTTTCCGACTTGCTCCAAGGGCCGACTTTCACCGTATTTTCGCCGGGCTTCATTTCGGCATCTTCAGGTGGGGCATTATCACATAAAGTGCTTTCATATTCCTCAGTGGGAACGGTAATAGCCCGCATATCCTCCCAGATTTCCCAAATCCGGCAATAACCGTTCCCGTCTCTATCCATATGTACTATTGGGTTTCGGAATTGCTCGGGGTTTATCTTTGCTTTGCTCGGCATATTACCCCTCCCTAAGCGTTGAAACTAAGTACTATAGACCCCAACTGTTCCACCAGCTCCTCGGTAATCCTGTCCCCGCCGGTAGCATCCAGGCAGCGGGCAATTCCCATAGTAAGCTGCCTGATTCCCCGGTTAGTTCCGATAGTTACCAGCATTTCCCGTGCTCCAGCTGTAGCATTCAATCCAGCCACAAACCGTTCTGCTTCCTCCATAGACAGCCCTGTCAGCCGCTGGTAGTAGCCGATCCTGTCCCGCAGCCGGGCCAGTTCCGGGCGGTCCTCGGCATACATCAGGATGCGCTCGGCCAGGTTGTTGTTCCCACAGAGCACTACGCCTACGCCAGCTTTGTCATGGATTGCCCGTATGGTTTCATATACTTCCAATCCCTTCAGCAAATCGGCTTCATCATAGATAAGTAAATGGGGACAATCCCTTAAATACTTAACAATTCGTCTCAGCAGAGTGGGAGAAGCTCCCCGGGCAGGCAGTTCCAATGCTTCACAGGTGTCCACCAGAACACTCTTCTTGCTGCTGGTCTGATCACAGGACACCACGATATAGGGCAGCGCTTTTTCTGATACTGCAGACAACTGCTCGAATGTATACGTCTTTCCCGTACCCGGATCCCCCGTAATCATCCCCATTTCACGCTGTTCCCAGCAGCGGCGACATACCCCCAGGATGCGGGCCGAATCCCGGGTGGAGACGAATAGAGGCCGGGTATATTTCGCTGTATTTTCCGGGGTATCTTCCACAAAATACTGTTCCTCTTCCTCTTGCCAGCGTCCGATGCTTATGAGAAACTCTCTTATAGCGGGATCCAATGCTCTAGGGCTAGAGTAATTTCCGCTGATGTATTGGCTGATCGCGCTGTGGCTTCTCCCCACAGCCTCAGCCACTACACCGACCTTGGTGCCTTCGTGCCGCACCAGGGCGTGCAAAACCTTTTGCTCCTGCGACCATCCGGTCATATCTGGTGCTGGCCTGACTTCCCGTTCCGCTAGTGCCATTGCTTTCTACCTCCTTACTTGTGATAATTTCCAGCTGCCAAAATATATTCTTCAAACCGGTTGGGCTTATCTGCGGCCTTCTTGCCTGCAGCAGCGCCGCCCGGATTTGGAGCATTGTTCTTAGGAGCCTTCTTTGCTGCTCCTTCCAGTCCCGTGATATACCGGGTACCGGAATCAGGGGCCTGTATCGTACCGGTTACCATTACCGGCCCTCCCGCCTGGCGTTTCGCTATCTCTGCTTCCAGCGTATTGCTGCGGATATTGCGCAGGTTCTCCTTAACCTCTTTTTTGCGTGAACTTCGCTTGCGCAAATGCTTGCTGACATCGTCCCGGGTGGCATCCCAATCCAGCAGTTCCCGGTTGGTAGCGGTGCAGATATAATCCCCGTTTTTTGCGTCGAACACCAGCAGCTCCCCGATCCGGTTCGGGTCGTACCGGATCACCACCCAGCGCCCGGTATACTTGTCCAGTTGCGGATGGCTGTAATAGCGTCTGCGGTTCCCGGTCCCGAAGCGCTGGATACCGGAAGTGTAGACCTTGGCTTTTTCCATATCCATCAGGCATATGTCCAGAGTGCGCTCGTCCGGCATTCCCTCGCGGACTTTAGGCGTCCGCTCATATTTCTGCAGCGGGGTCATGCCCAATGTGCTGTGTCTGGCATTGTGATAGATATCCCCATATGTCTCATACAGTACGCTTAATTCCTCAATATCTAATAATTCCCCCCGCTCCGCCATAGCCTGTTCATCCAGCCCATACGGACGGGCCTTATTGTCCTTGCCGCAGTATCCGGGCAGATAGCGGGATAACTGGTCCGTCATGGTGCCGTACCAGCGCTCCATATGTCCCTTGGCCCAGGGGGCATACGGGAGAGCAAATTGGGTCTTTATATCCAGAATTTCGCAGGTGCTGCGTACTTCCCGCGAATACTCGAAACCTTCGCATTTCAGGCCCTTCTTGACCTTCGACTTATAATCCTCGCCGTTATCTATGTACAGCAGGCTGGGTATGCCGCAGAAAGGCAAAGGCTTCCCGGCGTTCTGATTCATAACATCCCTGTCCCATCCCAGCGCGCCCATAGCTTTAGACATGGCCGGGCTGATCGGTCCGTCCCATACCGGCAGGCTTTTCGGCAGCATGCCGTGACGCAAGGCCAGCCCTATAGTGCGCCCGTTAGCCTGAACGGCGATAGTCCAGCCTACTATCGTCCGGCTGCAGACATCCAGCCAGGTGGTTACCCAGGGCCTGATTGCCCGCCCTTGATAGTTTATAAAGACATCCATGCGATGGTGATCGCCCATCCAGATCTGATTCACGAATTCCGGTTCCTTTCGTAAAATCTTCTCCGCAAACTTCTTTATATACGCCTCTTCACCCTCGCGCCCCAGGCAGACCAGAGCCGGCTGCGTCTTCTCCAGTTCCTCAATCACCCGGTAGACCGTAGCCCGGCTGGGCGGCTTGATCCCGTTCAAGTCACAGAACTTGACCGCTTTCCGGTGTACATGCGCCGCTTTCGGTTTATTCAGCTGCAGGTACTCGGCATGGATCAGCTTTTCCACCTCTTCCGGCACCGC